AGATAGCAGATTACGGTAATCGCCCAGATTGTTACGCCTTCCATTTCATCACGCTCCAAAAATCATTTTGATCAGTACGCCGATAACCGCCGTACCCGTCACGCCGATGCCCCATAAGATGGCCGTCAGCTTTGTGTTTATGACCGCGAACTCAACGTCTTTCTGCGCCATGCGCTCTTCCAGACTCTTGACGCGGTCTTCCAGTTCTTTAATGTCGCTCATAACTTACTCCCGGAATGATGCCTGTTCAATCATGTCATTAATGAACTCTTCGAGTTCTTCTTTAGTTATCATTTTTGTTACCCCCTATTGAGGAAAAGGCCCGGGAGCCCGGGCCTGTGTTCTTTTTGCTGCGGCTTTATGTTAGCAGCTTGTTCCATGTCATCGGGCCTACAACGCCGTCAGCTTCCAAGCCGTTTTCTCTTTGAAACTCTATGACGTCTGCCCAGATGTTCAGGCAGGAGTAGCCCCTGCACAGCAACAGACCTTGCAACAGAATGAACTCGCTGAAACTCTCACAGTGTTTGTCTATCGTTCTTAGCTTCAGGCTGTGATCGACCGTAGGAGCCGGTGCTGGCGTCGGGGTAGGCGCCGGGGCAGGCTCTGGTTCGCTGCCGCCGTCCAGATTGATCTCGTTCTGTATCCGCTTCGCAGCTGCAAACCTCGCATCAATATTGTTGACGGCAGGCCGCTCAAACTCCCGGCATACTCTGGAGCATGCAGTGAATACATCCGTTGTCTGCGTCAGGAACTGCCAGAGGTTTGGGAAATCCCGCTTCATCTCTTTAACGGCAAAGTCCGTCTGCGCTTCGGCATCGTCTATCCTGTCTCTGCCGCACGCTTGCAGCATCTCAGCTTTCCGGCTCCAATACGTCCACTGGGCAAGTCCAAAGCCTTTTTGATCGGACTGGAAGCTCTGTGCCGACATGCGCCCGGACTTGATGTCCTGCACATACGCCTTGCTGATTGTCCGGTATGCGTTGAAATCCCCCTGCACACGGAACGGCTCGTTGCCGCTTTCACACGCCCAGTTACCGAGGATTCCCAGCGCACCGGCCTGTGTTACACCATGCTTCCGCAGCCTGTTATAAATTGTCTGTTCATAGCTCATAACTGTCTGATCACTTTCGCCGGGTTCCCGGCTACCACAGTATTATCCGGTACATCCTTTGTCACAACGGCTCCCGCACCGACCACGACGTTCTCGCCAATCGTAACTCCGGGAAGAATCAGGGCGCTTGCCCCAATCCACACGTTGTTCTTGATGACTACCGCTTCCGGGAATCGCTCTCCCCGTCTCTCCGAGTCGAGGTTGTGGTTCACCGTTGTAATCGTTACGCCGGGGCCGACCTGCACGTTGTCGCCGATGTAGATGCCGCCAAGGTCTTGGAAGAAGCATCCGCAGTTCAGGAAGACGTTCTTGCCGAACAGGGTGCGCTTTCCGCAGTCCGTATAGAACGGCGGGGAAACCACAAAGGTATCGTCAAGGTTATGCCCTGTCAGGATTCCCATCAGCATGCGATTCTCTTCAATCGTGTGGTATGTGCCGTTAATCTCTGAGGTAATCTTCAGGGCTTCCTGCGTGATCTTGTCCAGCAGCTCATCTGTCATTCCGGCCATTGGACTTTCCTCATGATGTGGCCGCAGCCGACCCTGACATCCGTGTATACCGGGATGTGCGCCTGTACGCAGCGGTCGCAGAAGAATAGGTCTTCCGACAGCATCGGCTGGCTCGGGTCTGGTTTGTTGACCCAGTCGTACCAAGGGTACTCTGTCCTGTGAAACACATCCACCTTGATAAACGCGCAGCCCATACCGCCGCCGTGGATTCGCAGTTTCTTCTTGCCCTGCGCCACCATCGCTTGGAGTTCCTGTGCCGTCCACTGGGATTCGAACGGGTAGTTCCTGTAAGGGAAGTTAAACTCGTTTGGGTTCTCGTACCGGCAGACATTCATACGCCCACTGTAGTGATTGTCTGCACCCCGGTGCGCGTAGTACCCAAGGCACACATCAACACGGTCTTCCAGCAGTTTCTTCAGCGTGTCTTCCGGCAGCACAACGTCGTTGTCCACCATCAGAACATAATCGTACTTTCCTTCAATCGCAGCCTGTGCAATCTTGTTCCGGGCCGTGGCGCAATCATACCCTTTAACAAATTTGAAGTCGGCGATATTTCCGCACAGGTCCAGATTCCAGATTGACTGATACGTCTCAGGAAAGATCGACTCAAACGTAGGAACTGCTATCAGAATTCGGAGCTTTTCGCTTTCCGTGTGCGGGTTGTTTTCTTCGGGGCCGGTTTCGGCTCCTCGAACGTCTCTCCCCTGCACTCGAACGCCCCCTTCCATGTCATGTCTCTGTACTTCGTGTAGTACTCTTTCCGGTAGCACTTCGGGTCGTTGACCCAGTCCTTAAACCCTGCATAATGCACGATTGCCGGATGGTCGGTAAACCCGTTGCAGTAGCACTCGTTGTACCGAGTGTCCAGCTTCACGAACTTCCGGGGAGCGCCGAACTTGTTCCACGCATCCTGTTCGACAAACCGGGTCTGCTCGGTATTCAGCCACTTGATCATCTCGTCTTCAATGCCGCACTGGCGTACAGCTTTGAGGTTAATCATGCAGACGCCGACATTGAAGTACTCCATGCCCCACGGCTTCCAGTAGTTGTTGTTCTTCTCTTCGCATGCAGCCATCCACTTGTGGCTGATGTCGATATCCCACATCGCATCAATGTTATCTACGACTACGGTATCCACATCAAGCTGCAGGACCTTGTCTACTTCTTCCGGCAGGAGCTTTCCGTAGCATGCCCGGACCAGCGCCATATAAGTAAACTGAGACCGCATGTTCGGGCCACCTTGGGGGAACCAAGGCTGACCCGAAACATTGATGGTCTCAATGAGTGGCGGCAGCTCTTCCGGGAACGTATCGTCCTCGATCAGAAAGTAGATTTTATCTACGCTGCTATTGGCGATCAGCGACTTCGCCGCTGTCACCATATGTGGATATAGATTGCGTGACCCTGAATATACTGCCGCTCTCATCATTCACTCTCCGATCAGGTCGTGCCGCCAGCGGCGCTGGAAGCTACAAGGATACCGTTGGCCTTCTTCGCAAACACGAAGCAGTCATACAGGAGACGTCCCTGAACGACATGGCCGTCAATATCGGGATGATCGGGGATGATACGCATGGTCTCGATCTTCTTCGGGGAGATGCAACAGCCCTTGGTTACGATCATGTAGACCACGCCGTCCGGCATGTAGGAATCGGGAACAGGAACAATGTGCAGGCCGTCAAGCTGGCCGAACTCGCCGTTCACGACGATGTCTCTGGCAAGACCGGCGACATTGCTGTTGGCTCCAAGAATCTGGTCAGCCAGCTTGCATTTAATGAACTCGGTCTCAGTGATGTAGAGAACGCGGTTCTTCTTCGGCACAAGCAGGTTGTTCAGCTTCTTGTTGCTGGTCATGATGGTCTCAACGATATTGCTCTTGGAGAGAGATACGTTGTACTCAATCGTGCCGCCGCCTGTGCCGCCGAAATCGGTAACGCCGTTACCGGCAGCGATAGCAGCCAGACGATACTGGTCGACCATCGGTACGATGACTTCGCGGGTCTGGCGGGAAAGAACCTTACCAGCCGCCTTGATCATCAGGGTGGAGTTATTGTTCCTCTTATCAATGGCGCCATTGAAGCTCTTGTCCTGATTGACAGTCAGCTCCTGATAGGTGTCGCCAAGCTCGGTGAGGGAACCGAAACGGGAAGTACCGTCAACGAGGTCCCAGTCGTAGTCCTGCATCGGCAGGGTGTCGACAGAATAGATGCGGACGGTAGCAACGCCGGTCCAGTCATAGTCTTTACTGAAGATGCCTTCAGTAATGGATTCTTTCGTAAAAGCCTCAAGTACTTTCGGTGAGGCTTTGCTGGCAAAGTTAATTGCCATGATATATCACCTCTAAGTTATCAATATGCTGCGTCCCACCCTTCATCGAAAGCATCACGGCCCGAAGCAGAACCGACCGATTTGGTGCTTCCCGTAGAACGCGCTTTGTTTTTCTTCTGCTGATTCGTACCCTCAAGTTCCTTCTTCAGGTTCTTGAGTTCTTCCTTGAGTTTCTGGTTTTCATACCGCTGATAGCAGCCGAGGAGATCGCCGCCGTTCCGGTCTACGGCATTCCAGACTTCCTGTGGAATCTCTTCCATCTTCACGTCCGGGTAGCCTTCGCGGAATCGGACAATGTCTTCGCGTACCCGCTCCTGCCGCGCCTCTTCCGTGTCCTGCGGAGCCTGTGCCCCGGAAGGCATGAAATCTGTACGCATCTTCACTGCCTGTGCGGCAGCTGCTGCAGGAGACAGGTCTTCACCCGCTGCTTCTGCTCTGGCAAGGAGAGTCCGGGTGCGGGTCTCGTCAATCAGGCCCTCAATGTCCCCGCCTCTGGCTTCTGCCAGTTCTGCCAGAAATCCTTCGTACATCCGCAGTCGCTGGACGTCGTCTTTCACTCCGTCCCACTTCTCACGGATTCTGTCGTAGTCGCGCCCTTTCTGGACATACTCGACTACGTCCTTCCCGCTGATTACTTCTTCGTTGCTGAGGTACTTGATGGTAACGTCCGGGTATGGAGTTCCTTCGTCTCCCTCGGCCTCGCCTTCTTCAGCGGCTTCTCCACCTTCGTTCCCTTCTGCTTCCTGCTGGTCTGCATCGGCTTCGGTTTCCTCGCTTCCCTCGTCAGTCTCCGGCTCGTCGGACTCTTCTACTTCCGTATCCTGACCGTCGTCAGGAATGTCCGGTTCGTCGCGGTCGTCCCAGCCTTCGTCGAACGCAGCTAACGTCTCAGCCGCAAGGTCTTCTGCTTCGGTCTGCACGGTGGTGTTTTCGTCCATGAATTTCTCCCTTCCCCGGTATGGTTGCCGGTTCCGTTAAGTTGTATTTCAAACATGGCTGGTCTGCCATGAGTGATTCTTATCTATACATTACAAAACGTAATGGATACCTGTAAGAAAAGGGACCATCATCAACCGCCATCAAGACGAGTGACAATGGTCCCTATGGTTGGGGACTTGCACCCTACCGGCTCACAGGCCGGTTCTAACTTTTACGCTGTCCGTTTAAGACAAGGCGCTGTTAACGAATCGAACGTCATACACCAGAAGGTTTGCTGCAAGCGCCTTTAAAGTTTTACAAGGCACGCTTGTATGCATCGTGCTCTCCTGCTGAGCTACCCCGTAGGGGACGGATTTGCACCGCCGACCTCGATGTTCATCATTGAAGTTGCTGTCTGTGCCTTTATTTTTTGGGGCCGGAGCCCCAGTGTTACAAGGTAGGGGTGCCGGATTTCCACCGGCGCTGCTTCCTTCCACCCTACGATTGGGGGTCTTCCCCAACCAGCAGCCTTGAGGTCTAACGAAAGGAGGTGTCACATGCAGTTACTTGTCCTGAATAACGCAAGTGCTCTTTACCGGCACTACATATAGCATGTATCCTGTGCATGTCAATACTAAATGCGGAAATTGTATACACGCACCCGTGTTATTTTTCCGTGACCACCTTTTTAGAGAAGGTGCCCGGTATTTTAGGGTACCCCCTATCTCGTGACTATCTCGTGATTTCAATATGATTATCGCAGGATAAATGAGGGGTTTTATGGCTGTGAAAATTCAATATATATATAATCTAATCGCGCGCCCCCGTCTTTTTCCCTACCCCACGCCCGGGTCGGGTGCGAACATGCGATATGGGGCGCGGCGGGTGCAGGCCTACCAAAATTCCGCGATGCGCGATGGGGCCGGGAGAAAAATCCCTTTTTTGCCGACGACATCACTGCCTCTCTCTTCAGATGGGTTTCAGATAGCCCCACTTCAGATACAATATTCAATGCTGCGCTGCTGCTGCTCCCCACTTCCCACCGGAAACAGGGCTGATCTGCTCCAGTTTCGCATAATACCTATTATACGAAATTCGGTAACTGCTGTGACCGGGGCGTGCTGCTGCCTGTCTGAGATCGTGACCGGGGCCGGGTGCCGGACCGGGGCGGGGTGCTGTATATATAGCTCTTATGTATGTATATATAGTGGTGATATGGTAGCCTGTACTGGGAGTAGGGATACGGTATAGGGTGAGATGCATACTATATATAATAAGTATATGGTATCCAGAATGAGATATGATATCCAGTGATTGGATACTATATATAATAAGTATACTCACATCCAGAATCTGATACAGTATCCAGTGATCACTGCATACTATATCTAATACTGGATGCGCCGCCGGACCGGGGCTGAGAACGCGAGCTCTTCCCGGGTGCTGCTGCCAGATCGTGCGCACTGGTGTGGTAACAATTCGGTAACAGTGATGCTGCACTGCGAGATCGGGCCGCTTCCCTGCCGGAATCCGGCGAACCACAGCATGAGGACAGCATGCGCTGCCGGGGCTACCGCCCTGCTGCTGCTCTTCCAGTGTGCTGCCGGGGCCGAATCCCGTAAAAAGCGATATGGCCAAAATTTGCGCGTAAATGGCCCTTCCTGCGATTTGTTTTTCAGACGTGAAATTGTACTACCCAAATATTTGCGTTAAATCTAGGCCTATTAGCGTTGAAATTTGAAAACTGGTCGACCTGCAAAATAACTGGTCATAATAGTTATCATTATTCATCGAAACAGTGGGTAATGCCTGCTTAAGTGGTCACAAAAGTTACGATATTCATAGGAATTGCCTAAATTCTCATTTTCTAGCCTATTTGTGAACAGATTGTTAACAGGATGCTGTTGTGGGCATTGCCTACATATTGCACAAAAACACAGGTCCAAAACTGTGCAGAACAGAGAAAAGTGGGGATTGCCTATTGACAACCTTATAAAAAGCCTTATAATGGCCGTAGGCCATGCCTAACAGGGTGGCCGGGGGCCGAAGGCCTGCACACTACATTTGAGAGGAGATCACAGCATGAACAAGATCAGATTTGAAGTCGGTTACAAGACCGGGTGCGCCGGACTCTACGGTGGTTGGCTCGACATGGAAGTCGTCAGCCGCACCGAGAGCACCGTCATCTTCCGCGAGTCGTGGGTCGGTGAGGATACCGGGAAGCTCTGCTACACCAACGCATCCTACGCCGTCGAGGTCGAGGACCTGCGCGGCACCGAGATCGAGCGCGTCAAAGTCTGGGAGTACCGTGACGGCTCTCGCGGTTATGTCTACGCTGCCGGGGAAGATGTCATCGACGAGATCATCGAGGCGGCTGACATTGCCGAGGCCGAGTCCTGCGAGGACGGTCGCGTGTACGAGGTCCGCTACAGCGAGCTCGCCCGCAACGGTGAATGGGTCGACCACGTCGAGACCTTCCAAGGGACCGACGAAGAGCTCAACGGCTACCTCGACGAGCTCCGGCTGTACTATAGCTGCGTTAAGGCCGAGCTCAAGTACGACCCCGACTGGGACCGCGACATCGACGACTACATCCCGTCGGCCACAGCGGGCGACTACAGCCCGAGCAATCCTTGGGACGCGCCGGGCATGAGCGTGAGCGATTTCATCTCGGGCGTTTGCCCCTTCTAAGCGGCCTTGCGGGTCACGCGATAAACGGCCCGCATCCATCGCCCGGCAGGGCGACCACAACACACTACACACTACAAGGCCACAGGCCGGAAG